TCACCCGCGGTACAGATCAGCCCGAGGTCGGGGATCCTGCGCTCCATAGTGAAGAGGGTGAGCACCACCGAATGGGAGACCTTGCGGCAGATCCGCGGCAGGAGCTTGTGATCGGGCGCCGCCTCGAAGCCGACCGCCGAATGCTCGACCGTCGCGACCCTGTGGAGTCCGATCATGCCGTCGATCTCGGCGTCGTCGGTGCGGCAGGCGGTGATCTCCATGCGGTCGCCCTGCTTGATATCACTGCCCGCAAAGTCAAAGCTGACACGGTAGCAGAGCCTGTCCTGGCGCTCCCATTCGCCAAGCGAGCCGTACCATCGGTAGGCGACGATGGCGCCGGTGGTGATCTCGCGGCGTACCCAGAGGGCGTTGTCGACGGGATCGGCAGGCGGCTCGGTGGCGTAGGTCATCGACTGCGGGTAGACCCCGTCGGTGTACAGGACGCTGACCGTCGCCCTCGAATCGTTCGAGGTGCGCGAAAATTCCAGCCTGCCGAATTCCCCGCTTTCGGTGTCGAACCAGACCTTGTCGGGAAAAAAGACGGCGCGGCTGCCCAGCATCACGACGCTGTGCCCGTCGGCTCCCGTGTCGGCAATATCCCAGCCCGCGACCTCGGCACCGTCGTAAAAGAGGCGTCCGTCGCCGCAGAGCCAGCCGAGCTTTTCGGCGGCGAAGGGATAGATCTCACCCTCCGGCAGAGCGCAGACGGCGTAGCGCTTTTCGGCTGTGGTCAGCACCGGATGCGAGGCGGTGGTGAGGTTGTGCAGCCGCCTGAAGCAGCCGATCCCTTCACGTCCCGTCCTGCCGATGCCCCCGAATCTGCGGCATCCCGAGCGGCTCTCGCGGGGTATCTTCAGCTCGTTCACGCTCCGCCCACCTTCATTCTGCCTCCTCTTGCCGAACGGCGCACCGTCTCTGCCGCAAAGCGGGCGTATTCGGCGGCGAAGAGCCTGAGATCGTTTTCCTGCCGCTCGAAATCGCGGCTTTCAAAGTCGTGGCGGGCGCAGAGCTGCAGGAAGTAGAGCTGCTCCCTGTTTTGGGCGATCAGCCGGCTCCCTTCGTCCACCCTGTCGGGCTTGTCGAAGCCGAAGTCGCAGGCCAGGTTGTTTTCCAGCTGATCTATGCAGTCCAGCTTTACCGCAAGCGGCAGATCGTTTCGGCGCAGATCGTCAAATCTGCGGATCACGTCGGCGGCGGTCATACGTTTGTTCCGCCCAGCCTTTCGATCAGTGCCGCCGTGCGCTTGTCCTGCGCCTCGCTTTCGGCGATCACGTCGGCTATCGGTCGCGGCAGACTGACCTCCTCGCCGCGCTTGATGCCGAATCGGCGGCCGTTGACCGACACGAACAGATCGTCGCGGTATTTGCCCGAGTCGGCGAAGAGCTTGACCGTTACCATGTCAAGCCAGGGTGTGGTTTTCTGTGTTTTCATGCGTTTCTCCTTTCTTTTGGCGGATCGCGCCGTGTGGCGTTGCATATCCGCCCGTTTTGGTGAGGGTTGATGGGATTTGATTGTTGGCGGGCGATTCGTGAATCGCCCCTACACCATTTTGATGAAGTTTGATTTGGCTTTGTTGTAGGCGGGAGGGGATACCCCTCCCCTACAAGTCTGATCTATGACTTGATCAGCGCCGAGCTAACGTCTCGCACAGCAGAAGCCCTGATATTGGCCGCGGGGCCTGCCCCGCCGATCAGTTGCTGTCGGCGGAAGCGGAGTAGGCCGATCCGGATTCAAGGCGCACCATATAGGCCTCGACGAGTCTCTCGGCGGCCTTGGTGGCCTTCCAGCCGCAGGAGGAGCGCTGATCGAGGGGGTCGTCTCCGTAGCCGAGCTGCTTGATGATGTGACGGAGTCCGCCGCCCTCGATTTCTGTGGTACCGTAGGCGTGGGCGCCGAGCACGAGGGTGCAGAAGACGGCCGAGCCGTCCTTACCCGCGCCGCGGCCGCAGAGGATGGAGCCGGCGGGACAGGCCTCGGCCAGCGCGGTGCCGAGCGAAAGGGTGGTGCCGGTGCTACCGGGCGCGATGGCGACGATGGTGTTGGCGACGCCGTTTATGTAGACCGGGATAGCCTTGGTGAGGGTGCGCGCATTGAGCACCTCGCTGACCTTGATAGTCTTCGAGCCGGAGGCGGTATCGTCGGCGACGTGGAGACGGCTGAGATTGTCGCTGACGACGGCGGGGCCGACGATCTTGGCCTCGCTGGTCTCGATGAAGCGGACGCCGCCGAGCTTACCGATCTCGCCCGAATAGATGCTGTCGGGATCGGCGTACTTGTGGACGTCGATCCACTCCTCGCTGCGCATAAGATCGAAGGCGGCGTAGGGGTGGATGATGGCGACGTAGCTGTCGTCGATGGGGTCGGCGTTCATGGCCGCAAGGTCGGCCTTGGCGCGGAAGATGAGCTCGGGGGTGAGCTTGGCTTCGGCGGTGATGTCGGCGCGGGCGGTTATCTCGGCGCCGCCTGCGGGCGCGTAACGGACGTTGGTGCCGCCGTGGAGCACCTCGCGGGTGACGCTGTCAAGGGTGCGTCCGGCCTGATTGCCGAGGAGTCGGGTGGCCTGGACGACGTTGTTGTCGATGGCGGTCATATCGAACATATCCGAAAGGCCGATCCAGTCGCCGTACTGCTCGACCTCGGCGGTGACGGTGGTCACGTTGAGGCTGTTGCCGTCGGGAGTGACCCCCTCGGTGAGCGGAGTGGTCGCCTTGCCAAGCGGCGAGTAGCGGCGGAATTCGACCGTCTTGCCGCCGTTTTTGGGCACGGGATAAAAGTCGCCGAACTGATCGTGCACCAGCTTGGGAGTTGCGATGTCGATCAGGCGCTTTTCGTAATAGGTCTTCATTTCGGCCGAAAGATCGTTTCCGGCGTTGGCAGTTTCGGTGGTCTGGGTGTTTGCGTCAAAGATGTGAAGATCGAGTGTGATGTGATTCATTGAATTTTCCTTTCTGTTTTAAAGTATGATCTTTTCGCCGCGCAGAGCCCTGCGTTCAAGAGCCTCTCTTGCCGCGCGGCTGGCGGTATCGGTTCCGAGCGGCGCGGCCGCCGAACCGAGCGAGCCTTCGGATATCCGCTCTGCTGCGGAGCCGGGCTCACCGCCGATGCGCGCAAGCTCGGCCTCCAGAGCCGATCGCAGGGCGCGGGGCATCAGTGTGTCACGGTGTGTGAACTCGTAGGCGGTGCGCAGATCGGCGCCCGCCGCCATCAGCCGCCCAAAGGTGGGATCGGCCGCTTCGGTTTCAAGGCTGAAGTCGGGATAATCCCGCACCAGCGCCTCGATCTCGGACTCGGACGGAGTCGGGAGCTCGTCGGCTCCCCTGCCGTCAGCCGCGTCCGGTGCGGCTTCGCCATCCCTCGTCCGTTCGCGAAATCTGCGGATCAGGATGGACTTGACGCGCGCGGCAAAGACGTCCTTGTACTCGCCCCGGATAAGCTCCTCGAACTCGGCCGCAAGGTCGCGTCCTGCGCCTTCGGCTCCAATCTTGCACTCGGGTACGGCTCTGCCGTTCGCTGCCGCGATCCCTTCGGTCGCGGGCTTTTCTGCCGCGGTTTCTTCAACCGTTTCTACGGCGATTTCGGTTTTTTCCATGGTTTAACCTTTCTCCCTTGCGGGGTTGTTTTTTGTTTTGATGGGTGATCGGATTTCATTTGATGCCGTAGGGCGGGGGCTTGCTCCCGCCGTTTTGGTGGATCTGATCAATCTTCATTTGATCGTGTAGGGACCGGCGTCCTCGACGGTCCGCTTACGTGGGATCTGATCAAACTTCATTGTAACGGACCGTCGAGGACGCCGGTCCCTACAAGCGTAATTGTTTGTTTTATCTCCTCGATGAAGGTATATCAAACCGCTTCTGTCCACCTCATCCGTCAGGCTTCGCGCGAACCCCCAAAACTCATTGCATTCGTTTCGGGGAGCCCCGCGCGCCTGACACCTTCCTACACAAACGCGAAGCGGTTGTGTTGGCCAGAGGGAAGGCTTTCTGTGCGGTGGTTGTTTGAGGTGATTCGTACCTAAGCCTCCCGAACTTTGGCAAAGCCTCCCTTGTCAAAGGGAGGGGGACCACCGTCAGGTGGTGGAGGGATTCATTACGTTGAAGCTTGATCAAACCGCACGTCTTTTGAATCCCCCAGTCAGGCTATTCGCCTGACAGCCCCCTTTGACAAGGGGGCCTTTCGTTCGTTGATCCAATGCAGGTCTATGCAAACAAACCTTTCTATTGACTTTTGTGCCTTGTTATGCTATTATTGAATTGTAGAATAATGCCAAAAATCCCACACCGGAGGTAAGATAAATGAAGATCAAAAAGCTGCCGTTTTTCCTGTTCGTAATAACCGCTTTGATCCTGCTGATCGCGGCGACGGGACTCTGCGCCTCGGCGGAGAAGGTGGCCTACCCCGTTGAGGGCGGTAATATATACTTCAACCCTGCAACCGGAGCGATCGTTGGATGTGATCCGACTATAACCCGTGCCGATATTCCGGAATATATCGACGGTGTTATGGTTACAAGGATTGACAAGTATGCTTTCACTCAAGAACATCACATCGGGGCTATAGAGTTTATCATAATAGGTACTCCGTCACTCAAGTATGTCAGCATTCCGGACACTGTTCGTGTTTTTGGTGCTTCTGCTTTTTACGGATCTTCTATTGATTCGTTAGTTCTTCCTGACAGAAACGATCTTGCTTTCATGATCGATCCCGCGACAACTTTAGGTCCGTTCGACTTCGGAACTGAAACAGTATATTATCGTGGGTCAAAATCAACTTTTGGTACAATGACTTATGAATTTTCCGGTCCCGGATATGGTTA